ACCCTGTCATATACAAGGGTCATGGACTAAAAGCGAAATTAAAAAAAACAAAGATATGCGAGGTGTGAAAATGGAAGCTTATAAACAACGAATGATTGATGAATATAATCAACTAAAAGAACGATGTATGCGAATTGAAATTTTTTTAAAAGCATATAAAGAAAGACAAGTGCCTGACTTTGAATTGTCCTGCCCACTTGAATTGTTACAATCTCAATATCACGCAATGAGAAGCTATTTAAAAATTTTAGAAACTCGTGCAAAATTCGAAAGAATTGACCTTATCGAGAAAGAGAAAATATATACAGTAGAAATCCCGGTAGGTGATGGTTTCTTTCAAACTTTGTGCCAAAGTGGCAACGGAAATCTGTGCTTAAGTGATCATAAATATTTATCGCTTGAAAAATTACGAAAACATAATAGTTATGTTCCTGGCGGGCTTACCGAGAAAAAAATAAAAAATTCTACTGTAGCATGGGCGTGGCAATTTGCGAAAGAGGTAGAAGATGATTGAATTCTTTTTACCAATGAAAAAAATACCGACAACGACTCACCAACAAAAAAAGGTAAACGTCCAATTTGGCAAACCAATCTTTTATGAGCCAGCTGATTTGAAAAATGCCAGGGCGAAATTTGAGAGCTTGCTCGCGCAGCATGTGCCTCCTGATAAAATTAAAGGAGCAATTCGTCTGACGGTCAAGTGGTGCTTCCCTCGTATCAAAAAAAGCTATGATGGCCAGTACAAGACCACGAAGCCAGATACAGATAATTTGCAGAAGTTGCTCAAGGATTGCATGACAAAACTTGGTTACTGGCAAGACGATGCACAAGTGGCCAGCGAGATTGTCGAGAAGTTTTGGGCAGACACAGTCGGAATTTATATCAAGATTGAGGAATTGCCATGAAAATCAATTATATTGATTTCTTCAGCAGAGTCATTCCGGAATGGATGGCGCGTAGTAATCAGAAAAGTCAAGAAGTCGGTTTCGGCTCAGATGCTTATTGGCTATGGGCGGTGTCGTCAATCGGAGAAATTTGTAAACAATACAATGATGATGAGCTGGTGACGGAGCAGTTTGGCTTGCTCTTTAACTGGCTAGAGAAACAGGCAGGATAAGCCATGGAATATAGCAAACAAACAGTAATCGACGGACTGAAACGTACGGTCGAGCAGACGGAGGCAAGGATAGTTGAACTATCTGAGCCGTGTGTCAAATCGCTTGCTTTTAGCAGGTCTGAGGAACGTGACTTGCTTAAAAAGAAAGTGAAAGGATGGAAGAAGAGAATAAAGGAGTTGGAAGATGAAGTATAAAGTGACAGAATACCATTCAGATTTCCAAGAAAAACAGACTGGCACTTGCGAATTGTGTTTTGGTACAGCGTGGGTTGAAGAAGGTTCAATAACGGTTGAAGATGAAAATGGAACTGAAACAGAAATTTATTTAACTGTTTGGGATTGGGGCGATTACGACACAATCTATATTGATAATGTGGTTAATTTCTCGGCTTGGTTGCAAGAAAGGGAAGTTGACCCAATCAGTGAAGAAACCGAACCTTGGTCGTGGTTGCATGAATTGGTAGAAAAATATAATGAGGAGGTGGAAGATTGACGATAAATATCAAGCAACGATTAAAAGCTTTGCAGTACATCGATATCAAAGCGAAGTCGAAACATCAGGAAATTATCAGTCTGAAATCAAGCATCTTGCGAGGACAGCAGTTTGACAACATGCCAAAGTCAGAAAGCTCGTCTAATCGCTCTGAGGAATTGAATGTGCTGATTATTGACAAATCAGAACAACTGTATCAGGAAATCCAAGAACTCTATCGGGAACGGGATGAGCTGGTGCAAGTGATTGAGTCATTGGACGACCCTGTAGAAAATATCATCATGCGGTTGTTGTACATTGATGGATTGTCATGGAGTCAAATTCAGGCTCAGTTACGTTGTGGGCGCGGAACGATTCATCGGGCTAGAGAGAGTGCTTTGAAAAAAATTTCTAAAAAATGGAACTAATGGAACTCTTTGGAATTTTTAAAGTGATATTATGGTATTGTCAAGAAAATGAAAGCAAAACGTTTTTTATGATGACTCCTAGAAAAAAAGGCGCATACACGCGTCTTTTTTGTTATGAAAAATAAGGTGGTGATGGAAAATGGGATGACTGAAAAACAAAAGATTTTTGCCGATGAGTACATCATCTGCTTAAATGCAACGCAGGCTTATAAAAAAGCCTATCCAAATATCAAAAAGGATGAGGTAGCAAAAGCTGCAGGAAGCAGATTGTTAACTAATGTTAACGTCAAATCCTATATAGAAGAGCGATTGGAAGAGTTGAAATCCGAGCGTGTAGCAGACCAGCAGGAAGTTCTAGAGTTCCTCACTTCTGTGATGCGCGGTGAAGTTACTGAACCACTGCTTGTTTTAGACGGAGAAGGCACTCAACGTGTCGTAGAGGCAAAACCTAATGTATCAACTCGTAAGAGTGCTGCTGTTGATTTAGGCAAGCGATATGGTCTGTTTACCGAGAAAGTAGATATCAATGCTACAGTTACCGAGACTAAGAAGTTTGACGATATCGTTAGTCAGTTGGGCGGTGATGGACTTGACGAATAGTTTCCCTCTATCTCAAAAGTACATTGATTTTTGCAATAGCTTTAATAATGTTGATGCGGACTTTTTGGAAGGTACGACGGCCGCTGGAAAAACAACGGTTGGTGTTGGTGTTAAGTTTATGCGAGCAGTCAGCAGGAGCACAAAGAAGTTTCACATCATTGCAGCAAAGACAGTTGGTGTAGCCGAAAAGAATATTATTAATCAGGATAACGGAATTTTAGACATACACAAATCAGCTGTCTACTGTGGTAATGGTGATAAAGATTCGAAGATTCCTCACATTAAGTTTGAGGGGAAAATCATTTATGTATTGGGGTATGACAATAAGGAAAAATGGAAGTTGGTTCTTGGTGGTCAGTATGGATGTGTCTATATTGATGAGGTCAACACGGCTGACATTGAGTTTGTTCGTGAGTTGTCCACACGTAATGATTATTTGATGGCAACGCTCAATCCGGATAATCCTGATTTACCAGTCTACAAAGAGTTCATCAACAAGGCGAGACCGTACAAAAAATACGCAGGCGATGTGCCGGAAGAAATTATGCGAGACCTATCAGAACCAGCTAACCCTAAATGGCGTTACTGGTTTTTTACGTTTAATGACAACCTATCACTGACACCAGAAGCCATCCAGAAGAAAAAGGATGCTGCACCAGTTGGGACTAAGCTCTACAAAAATAAAATCCTTGGTCTACGTGGCCGAGCAACAGGAATTGTCTTTGTTAACTTTGATAGTAAAAGACATGTGTTGAGTAAGTCTTTTGTAAAGAATACGGTCACGTTCCAGCGGTTCACAGCTGGACTAGATACAGCTTACTCAGCAAGTAGTCCGGATACAATTGCAATGATTTTCCAAGGGATATCAGATGACGGAAAGTTATACACGCTGGATGAGGAAGTCTACAACAACGCTGAGCTTGATGTACCGATTGCACCATCTGATACTGTGGTCAAGTTCATCAGCTTCCTAGAGCGCAACCGTAGTGAATGGGGATTGGCGCGTGATGTCTTTGTTGATAGTGCGGACCAAGCAACAATTACAGAATTAAACAAATACAAGCGACAATACGGCTGTCTGTATATCTTTAACAATGCTTATAAGAAAACCAAGATTATTGACCGGATCAACTTCCAAATTGGTTGGTTAGCTCAAGGTTGCTACTATGTGTTAAGTCATTGTACGAATCATATCAAAGAGCTAAACACTTACTCATGGAAAGAAGGAAAAGATGAGCCGGAAGATGCAAACGATCATACAATCAATGCGAATCAGTATGCATGGTTGCCATACAGAAAAATAATCGGAAGAAAGGAAAACTAAAGTGGGAATAATGGACATGATCAGAAAGAGTATGAGAAGCTTTCTCAAACTGGAACAGGCACAGCCAAATGTCATCACAATTACAGAGGCAATGACGTTTGAAGATAATGCAGCAAAGAACCAAATCTGGTATCGCGGTGACTCATACGAACTGGACCAGCTCTACAAGCAATTGCCACACAGCAACATCAACTTTTGGGGAGCGACAAGCACTCCTGGGCAAGAAATTAGAAAGATTCACACAGGAATACCTGGTCTCATCGTTGATAGGTTGGTAGATATCACGCTGCACGATATGAATGATTTAGATTTTGCCGAGGAAATGCAAGGGGCTTTGTGGGAAGAGATTGCTGAAGATAGCAACTTCCACGATCAACTGCAGGAGGCGATTAAAGATAGTCTTGTGATGGGTGATGGTGCTTTTCGTATTTCATTCGATCCAGAACTTACAGCATTGCCTATTGTTGAATGGGTTGGTGGAGATAGAATTGAAATCATCTACAACCGTGGAAGATTGAAAGAAGTTATTTTCCGCACGCACTTCACAGAACACAGACGGAGCTATTTGCTCGAGGAAATCTACGGATATGGCTCATTAACTTATAAGCTCTACAGGGGCGAAACTGAGCTAGATATGAGCGCGACAGAGTACACTGCTAACCTTGTCGATGTGGAGTTCGATAAATCCGTTATCTTGTGCTTGCCGTTTAAGATTTACACGTCACCTAAAGTAAAAGGCCGTGGTCAATCTATCTATGATCGTAAGACAGATGCTTTTGATAGCTTGGATGAGTCTTGGAGTCAGTGGATGGATGCTCTTCGTTCTGGACGATCACGAGAGTATATTCCTGAGAACTTACTTCCTAGAGATCCCTACACAGGCGAAATTAGTAAGGGCAATCCTTTTGACCATCGTTTTATCAAGGTCGAGACGGCTATGGGTGAGGATGCCAAAAACACAATCACATTACAACAAGCCAATATTCCGCATGAAAGTTATTTGAGTACATATGTGACTGCACTTGATTTAGCTTTACAAGGTATTATTAGCCCGTCAACACTCGGTATCGATGTCAAGAAGCTAGATAATGCCGAGGCACAACGTGAGAAAGAAAAGGCAACTCTCTATACTCGCAATGCTATTGTGACAGCTCTGCAAGATTACCTACCAAAGTTAATCAGTATGGTTTTGAATGCTGATAGCGTGCTGAAGAAAAACCCACTACAGAAAGTCAAGGTCGACGTGCCGTTTGGTGAGTATGCCAACCCTAGTTTTGAATCGCAAGTTGAAACAGTTTCTAAGGCTAAGACAGGTGGTATTATGTCGATTGAAGCGAGCGTTGAGGAATTATACGGTGACTCAAAAGACCAGAACTGGAAAGACCAGGAAGTGGCAAGAATCAAAGCGGAGCAAGGTGTGACAGAAGTCGACGTACCATCATTGAATGAAGCTGCTAACGATTTTGAGATAGAGAAGGAGGCTGAAGATGCTGAAGACGGTGACGATAGGACAGAGGATCTATCACATGAGTCAGAAGGAAGCGCAGGGACTTCTACAGATAGCGAGCGATAATGTAGAGTTTGGTATCTATGCTGTTGAGAAGAACAACAAGTTGGATATGCTCAACCTCAAAATGCCTAGTAAAACGGCTTTGAAGCGACAATTGAGAAGTTTTAAGGCGCAAGGTTTTAAGGTGTACTGCAATGGCTTATGATGTATCTAAAGCATTTGAGCGAATTGAAAACGATCTTCTTGATTCTATGATTAGAAATCTCGGAAGGCATAAGGCAGAGGAAACTGCTGAAGGTTTTGAATGGGAACAATGGCAGGTCGCTCAATTGAAAGAGCTTGAACGATTTAAGCGAGCCAATGCCAAAAAATATAGCAAAGAGTTTGCCAATATCAATAGCAAGATTTCCACAGCTATCCAAGAAGCCTATAAGCAAGGCATGGATGATGAGGAAATGTCTATCCTGGAAGCTATCAAGAACGGTTTTGAATTTAACAGTGGAACAGATAATCTGGGGGCTTCATTTTTCGCTATCAATGAACGAAAGTTGAATGCGTTACTTAACTCGATCGAGCATGATATGAAGACGGCAGAGCATGCTGTATTGAGGTATACAGACGACCAGTACAGGCGCACAATATTTGATGCTCAGGTAGCAGCTAACACGGGAGCTAAGACATATGAGCAATCAGTGGATATGGCCACCAAAGATTTTCTAAGTCGGGGAATCACATGCATCCAATACAGTAACGGGGCCATGGTTAATATCGTATCGTACGCTGACATGGCCATTCGGACAGCAACCAAAAAAGCCTACCTAATGGGTGAGGGAGTCAAGCGCCAGGAGTGGGGGGTTCACACTGTTATCTTAAACAAGCGTTCGAATGCATGTCCTCTGTGCATGCCTTTTGAAGGTAAAGTATTGATTGATGATGTCTGGTCAGGAGGCAGTGCGGCTGATGGTCCATATCCATTGTTAAGTTCTGCAATGGCAGCTGGTTTGTATCACCCTAACTGCAAAGATAAGCATACAACTTATTTCCCTGGGATCAGTAGCGAGCCAGAGAAAATATTTACAAATCAGGAATTGGACGACATCAAGGAAAGACAGTTACTGGACAACAAAGTCCAGTATGCTAAGCGCCAGGAGAAACGTTTTAGCAGGTTGTCGCAGTTCAGTCTCGATAAAGACAATGTTCAGAAGTACACATTAAGGGCGGAAGAATGGTCTAATTTTAAGTCTAATGCAGAAGAAAATCTGAAACACTTTGAAGCGGAAAAAGGATACAAATTATACCAAGAGCTTTCTCTCGAAAGTGATAGTGATTACAAGAAATTCATCAATCGTCAGAGATTGCCTAGAGATACTAGTGGCGTAGCTTCGAAGAAGATTGCTGCAGAGACACGACACATGTATATCGATGCGACTCGAAAAAAATTCAAGGATGGTACAGAGCTTGGACAAGCCTTGTTTGCAAGATTAGCCGACCAGTCGGCGATTGCAACTATTGCAGAAACAGGAGTTGTGAGATATGAATCTGGAAAACTCTTCCTGAACATGTATAAGGACGTAGACGACCCTCGCGGACCTGGTACTGGTTATTTCCATGAATTTGGTCACCAAATAGATGAGAAGCTGGGTTGGGAATTCACAAAGGATAAAAAAATACTGCAACTTCTACGTAAAGACTTTATCAATTTATCTGACGATACTATTTTCGAAGCAATCCATATCAACGATAAAGCCTCTTCGGCATCTGATATATTAGGAGCGTTGAGTGAAGGTAGAATACAAGGTAAGTATTCGCACTCGCTCGTTTACTGGGAGAAAAAAGGAAATATAGAGAGCGAGTTTTTTGCGCATGTCTTTGAGGCACAATTTGATAGTGAACGAAGAGAAATACTTGAAAAAACCTTTCCTGAGAGTTATAATTATGTTATAAATAAACTAAAGGAGAGGTAGTCATGCGGATTATCGAAAGCTATCAACGTGTAGCAGAAAAAGCAGATACATTCAGCGACATCTTTGGATATCGTTTAGTAGCCCCGATTTTTCCTGTAGCGGCTATCTATGGACCACAAGAAGAGAGTGATATCTTTGAAGCAAAATTAGACAAATGTATCAAAGATCAATACGATTATTTTGCAGATGAGTACGGCTATGATTCAGAAGAGAAAAGACGTAGACTGCAACGTGAGAAGTATGTATTTTACGATTGTTAATATCACAGAGCGCCGATAAGGTGCTTTTTTCGTACTCAAAAACAGGAGGTAACTATACGTAAGAAAGATTACAATAAATTACTGTAAATTGCTATAAACTGGTATTTTTGATCAGTTTTTTAGAAGAAAGAAAAACAAAAAAAATGGAAGATTGGCAAAGACGTTTTATTGATGAGTATAATTCGCTTAAGGATAAATATACAAAATTACACAAAATGATTGTAAAATACGAAGCTGGTACGCTCAATTTTGAGCCAAAAAGCTCAATTGAAGTTCTGAAAAATCAAAAGTGCGCCATGGGTCAGTATTTATACTGGCTAGAAGTTCGATCAGAAATCGAAGGAATCGAATTATAAAACTAACCGCGTCGAAATCGAGGCGGTTTTCTTATGCTCTAACCGTATGGAATCCCGTACGGTTTTCTTTTTGTCCGAAGACTAAAAACTACGTGGAGACACCAGTGACAATAACTGAAATAGGGAGACACCCTTAAAACTGAAAGGAGAACGCTATGTTCAAACGCAAACTATTTTTCCATAATGCAGATACAGGAACCGGCTCTGGCTCTGCAGGTGGACAAGACACGTCAAGCCAAACTCAACCAGTTAGCACTCCTGAGATTGACTATGACAAAATCGCTAGCATTGTCGAAGGCAAGCAAAAAATTGCTGAAGACACCGTGCTAAAAAATTACTTTAAGCAGCAAGGCTTGAGTGGCGAAGAAATGGCTCAAGCTATTACTGCTTTTAAGTCGCAGAAAGCTGATGCAACACCAGACATCACATCACTACAGCAACAGTTAACGCAGGCACAAGCAAGTGCATTGCAAGCTAATTTAGAGCGAAATCTACAATTAGCAGCAATCGAGGAAGGATTGCCTGTTGGTGTACTACCTTATGTGATGAAATTGGCTGATACATCAACTCTCACACTTGAATCGAAACCAGAAGATTTCAAAGCTATTGTCGCAAAAGTTCTGGAAGACGTTCCTGCACTGAAGCCAAATAAAGAAGAGTCAACTGGGTTTCAACAAATCGGATCTACCGGTAAAACACAACAAACTAACCAAACTGATGCCATTGCTGCAGCGTTTGGTCTTTAAGAAAAAGGAGAATTAAATTATGACAGTTTATAACTACGCAGAACAATTCGAACAAGCTTTGCATCAAAAATATGCAAAAGAACTTGCGTCTGTAGATTTGTTTAACTCAAATCCGCAAGTGAAATTTATCAACGCTCAAACAATCAAGCTGCCAAACATCACAGTATCTGGTTACAAAGACCACAATCGTCAAACTATTGGTTTCAATTCTGGAACAATCTCAAACGAATGGGAACCAAAGAAGCTAGAACATGACCGCGACATCGAATTTGCAATCGATCCTATGGATGTTGATGAAACAAACCTTGTCGTCTCTATTGCCAATGTCCAAAACACTTTGGAAACTGAACAAGGTATTCCTGAAAAAGATTGCTACGTGTTCTCAAAACTCTACACAGAAGCTGGAAAGTATGCTGCTAATGGTGCCACTATCGACACTACAACATTGACTGCAGAAAATATCTTGCAAAAATTTGATGACGCCATGGAAAAAATGGACGAAGCAGGTGTTCCGTCTGAAGGCCGCATTTTGTACGTCACTCCAGCTGTCAACAAGCTCTTCAAACAGGCTAAAGACATCCAACGTGTGCTAGGAGTGAATGGTTCAAATGGAGACGTCAAACGCTCTATCTATAGCCTTGATGATGTTAAAATCAAACAAGTGCAATCAGCTCGTATGAAATCACAATACAACTTTACAAATGGTTGTGTCGCAACAGATGAAGCGAAACAAATGAACTTCATCTTAATCCACCCATCTTGTGAAGTTGCTCGTGAAAAATACTCTTACATCAAAGTATTTACACCAGGACATGACTCACGTACAGCTGACAACTACTTGCTCCAATCTCGCTTCTACATGGATGCGTTCTTGATTAAGAATAAAGCAGCGGGTATCTTTATCAACGCGGCAGCGTAAGAAAGGATGGTGTAGTATATGGCATTAAAAGCAATTAAGGGCGCTCGCGTCTATGATATCGATGAGTCAGCGATCAATGATTTTGTTGGTCGTGGCTTTGAAGTTTACGAAGATGGTGAACTTAAATATGGTGAATCTGTAGACAAGGTGTCAAAAGAGGAGCACGAAAAAGTTTTGGCTGAATTGAAAAATGCTAAGGATGAGATCAAGAAGCTCAAAGGAGCTAAGGAGTAACAGTCATGTATGCTAGTCCAGATTATTACAAAAAGACGTTTGTTGGTGTGATTTCTGCTGATCCAGAAGTTCTGGCTAGCAAACTTAAATCAGCTTCTGACAAGATTGATATACTTACGTTCAACCGAATCCGTGGTATTGGATTCGACAATCTGACACCATTTCAGCAGGAAGTTATCCAAAAGGCTTGTTGTCAGATTGTTGACTTTGAGGAGGTTAATGCTGATTTGATAGCTACTACAGTTTCAAACTACAGCATTAATGGTGTGTCAATGCAATTTGGATCAAATTGGAATATTGCTACAGAGCAAGGTATTGTTATTTATCGCAAAACCTATGAACTTTTGAAACAAACAGGATTGACGAGGAGGGTTATTTGATGAAATTTCCACAACTTGTCTTACCTCAATTTTGCCAGATACCAATCACAATCACAGTCAACCAAGAAGGAGTTTCTGAAGACGGCGAACCTTTGGAGGCGTTTAGAGAAAATCTAAAATGCAATTATCAGGACGGTGTCAAAACAGTCCTAACTGAGCAGAAGAAGCTGGTCCAAATTACTGGGTCAGCCTATTTTGTTGGTGATATTGCACCGGATTTGGCTACATTAAGCGGAGGGACTGCAATTGTATTTGGTATTGCCAGGAGGATTGCCGATAGTCGGAAAGCTAGAAATCCAGACGGGACTGTTAACTATACTTACATCGGATTGGAGTGATGCTATGTTTGCGAAGTCTACAGTAAAGCTATATTTTGGCACTATCCGCAAACTGGAAAGAGCTCAAATCATAGCACTGGAACAGACTGCTGAATACCTGCATACAGAAGTTGTGCAGGCGCAGGTAGTGCCTTTTGATAAAGGTGTGTTGCAAGGAGATGCAATGGCTCCAGACTACTCACGTTCATCCCAAGGAGTAGTAAGCCTGGTACATTCTACTCCTTACGCAAGACGATTGTACTTTCATCCTGAATATAAATTCCAGACGAAAGAAAATCCTCATGCAAAAGGAAAGTGGTTTGAGGACTGGGTCGATGGTGGCAAGAAGTCACACAAAATAAAACAAGCCTACGGGCAACTTTACAAACAAATCACGGGGGTTTAAGCATGATTACACTAGCTGAAGTCCGTGACTGGATTAAAACATTTAATGCAGCTAACAACTACTACATTGGCAAGCTCGATAATAAGCAAGAAAACAGTATAGGAATCTATCAACGAAAGACAATCGATGGTCCTCGGGTAGCAATCGGAGGCAGGTCACTGGCAAGCTATGATGTCAAATCAATCAGCATTTTAATTCACTGGAACAAGAATGCGAATGAGACAGAGAAGCGTGCTCAGTACCTCTATAATCGTCTATTTGAGGCAGAATCGGTTGTTATTGGTGAAACACCTATTAAGATGATCGCTTTGTTACAGAACGAGCCTGTGGACGTAGGAACAGATGATAATAACGTGTATGAGCGTGTTATCGAACTTGATTTATATTACGAAAGAGAGGGCAACTAATGGCTCAGAAAACTGGGGTATTCCCCGTATATGAAAATCAGTTCCAAGTAAATAAAGGAACTGCAGGACTGGAATCACTTGTTAATATTGCAGATATGGAATCATTCTCAGTATCATTTGACAATGGTGTTGAAGAATGGAAACCATTTGATCAAGCAGGTTGGACACGTCGTTTGATGACTGCAAAGTCAGTTACAATTTCTGTTTCTGGTAAACGAAATGTAGGTGATGCAGGAAACGACTACATCGCAGGTCTTGCCTTCAAAAATGGTCGTGATTCTGAAGCGGACTTTCAATGGACTTTCCCAGATGGAACAAAAGTCAAATTTAAAGACGCGGTTATCAATCTTAAGGACTTTGCTTCAGGGGATTCAACTGGTGTTGCACCATTGTCATTTGACGTTATGTCAAATGGTAAACCGGAAGTGGTGCCAGCAGGTTAATTTAGAGGGTTTCGACCCTCTTTTTATTTTAAGGAGGAAATATGGTTGAAGCTGAAGAAACCAACGCAACAGCAATCGTCGCTTTTATTGATATCGATACAGGTATCGAATACAAGGCTGGAGATACCGTTGATTTAAGTGGTAAATCCAAGGAGCGAATCGAAGCTATGGCAACCAAAGAAAATCGAACTGGTCAAGTACTGATCAATATTTTATCTGAAGAAAAGGAATTTGAATAATGGCAAAAGTAATTGATATTACAGAAAAACTTAATTTTGAAGAAAATCCAAAATTGAAAATTAAAGATGCTGAAATTGAAGTCAATACAGATGCAACAACTGTACTGACTCTGATGCAGACTATTGGCGATGAAAAAGGCACTCCATCTGCCAAAAAAATGATGGAAATGTTTGAGCTAATCTTCCCTGAGAATAGTCGTAAAACACTTGATAAAATGCGTTTGAACTTTGCTGATTTAACTACAGTTATTGAAGCTGCGATGACATTGGTAATGGGTGAAGAAGAAATGGGAGAACAGTGAGCCATACTATGACCTATTTGAGGATTTCGATTTAATCGTCAGTTCTCTTAGGACACAGTATGGCTTATCTGTATACTCTAATGAATTTAAGAATATGAAGTGGAAAGAGTTCAAGGCTCTCTTAGCTGGTTTGTCCGGAGAAACACCGCTTGGTCGAATCGTCCAAATTCGAAGCGAAGATGACCCTAAAATGCTAGAAGTATTTTCAGAAGGTCAGCACCGTATTCGAAACGAATGGAGATTGAGACTTGCCAAGGAGAAAACTGAACAAGATCTGACTCAAGTTCTTGGAGAATTAAAACAAGCCTTTGTTGAGATGGCTAAGTAGGAGGTGATAGCTATTGGCACAGACAGTTGGTCAAATTGGTCTTGACCTTGTCGTCAACGACAAACAATTTAAAGGCCAGATGAGTGGCTTGCAAGGGATGGCAACGAAAGCTGCCAAGATGCTTGCAGGAGCATTTGCAATCAAGAAACTTGTTGATTTCGGAGCTCAAGCTATCAAGCTCGGCTCAGATCTCAACGAAGTACAAAACGTTGTTGACGTTGCTTTCCCACGCATGAGCAAGCAAGTCGATGACTTTGCAAAACAAGCTATGTATACCTCTGGGTTATCAGAGACCATGGCAAAACGATACACCGGTACATTCGGTGCGATGACGAAAGCTTTTGGTTTCAGCGAACAAAAAGCTTACGAGATGTCGACAGCTTTAACTAGTTTAGCGGGCGATGTGGCATCTTTTTATAATATTAGTCAAGATGAAGCCTACACAAAGCTGAAATCAGTCTTTACTGGTGAAACAGAGACGCTTAAAGATTTAGGTGTCGTTATGACTCAATCGGCACTTGATGCGTATGCAATGGCTAACGGCTTTGGAAAGACGACACAAGAAATGTCTGAGGCTGAAAAAGTTGCTTTGCGGTTTGCATTTGTAACAGACAAACTTTCGCTAGCTAGTGGTGACTTCGCTAGGACATCGGATAGCTGGGCTAATCAAGTCAGGATCATGAAGCTACAGTTCGAAAGCTTTATGGCAAGCGTCGGATCTGGTTTGATCAACATTTTTACCCCTGTCATCAAAGTCATTAACTTTTTGCTCAGTAAATTGCTTACAGTAGGTAATGCTTTTAAAGCATTGACGGAGTTATTTACTGGCAAGAAGTCTATGAAAGGCTCTGGTATTCAAGAAACAGCTGATGCAGTTGGTAATTTAGGAGAGGCTTCTGATGGTGCAGCAGGAGGAGCGGGCAATTTAGGAAAAGCAGCCAAAGGAGCCGGAAAGGCTGCGGATGGAGCTGGTAAAGCAGCTAAGAAAGCTGCACAAGAAATGAAATCTCTCATGGGATTTGACCAAATCAATAAACTATCTGACTCATCCGATAGCGGAGACGGTGGTGGAGATTCTGGAGGCAGTCCTGGTGGCTCTGGCGGCGGAGGTGGTGGAACACCTAAAGGCGCTGAAGTTGACATGGGAAAAATTGCTGAAGGCGGTAATCAATTAGACGGTCTATTTGATGGATTATTTAAACGATTGCTTGAACTCGTCAAATTGTTCCAGGACGGTTTCAATGCTTCATTTAGATTTGATGGCATTGAACGACTTCAGAGTGCTTTAAAACGAATCGGCGAAGTACTTCAAGAGATTTTTACAGATCCAAAAGTTGTTGCTTCATTTCAAACTATGCTTGATAAGATAGCTTATGCTCTAGGGCAGTTTGCTGGCTCGATAGGGACAGTTGCTCTCGGGATAGGAGTCTTTATCGCAGAAAGTATAGCCAATGGATTAGAACGCCAAAAAGAGCGTATTATCCGCTCTCTAGTGGCTCAGTTTGAGAACACAGGTAATATGTTTGCATCGGCTGGGAATATCGCTCAGGCATTCGCAGACGGCTTTTATGATGTCATGACCTCTACTGGTGCAATTCGTATTGGTAGTTCAATCGCATCTTCTGTTCTAGCGATTCAGGCTAGCATTGTAGAGATTGGTTTCAAACTCGGCGGTGACCTTATGCAAGGCATCGAGCGAATAATTACTGATAATATGCCAGGGGTGGCAAGTATCATTTCAGAAACTCTATCCGACATTGCTCCAGTCTTTGAAAGTGCTGAACAAGCAATCAATGACATGTCTGATTCAATCAGCCGTGTGTATGACCAATACATTCGCCCGACAATTGAATCATCGACTAAAGCCATATCTAGCATTATTGGTGTGTTTGTGAACGGTTGGAATAATCATATACAGCCCGTTATCAAGAAAATCGGTCAAGGATTCTCAGATACGATTGGCAAGCACATTTCACCGCTGATCCAAAAGATTTTGGATATGGTTGCAAGTTTCCAAGAGATGTCGCAAGTCATCAATGCCTACGTGGCACCAATCATCAGCTTTATCGTAGAGCAATTGACAAGAGTTTTGGCTCCTGCAATTGAATACATAGGAGAAGTTTGGCGTGTTCTATCTAACACTATCTCTGATGTTTTAGGAGGCATAGCTGACTTCCTAAAGGGCGTGTTTGATATTATCACTGGTATTCTTACCAGTGATATGGGCAAGATTTTCGACGGTTTCACTGAAACGGGCGATGCCATCATGAACATCTTGTCTACAATCTTAACTGGATTGTTGGATTTAACAGTAGCAGTTCTGAAGTTCATTTGGGACACAATTGTGGCAATCTTCCAAGGAATTTGGGATGGCATTGTAGCTATCTTCACACCTCTTGGCGAATGGTTCGCAGAACGCTGGAACGACATCACAACTGTTTTAGCAGACGTGGCTAAGTGGTTTGGCGACATGTTCCAGAAAGCATGGGACGCTATCGTTAATATCTTCACGCCAATCGGCTCATGGTTCGGACAACGTTGGGCCGACGTGACTAGTGCTTTAGCTAATATTGGGGCATGGTTTACTGACATGTTCCAAAAAGCATGGACTGGGCTAACAAACATCTTTAGCAAAATAGGTTCTTGGTTCTCTCAACGCTACAATGAGTTAAAAAGCAATCTTGCTTCGATTCCTGATTGGTTCAAAGAAAAATTCCGCAATGCGTGGACAGGTTTGACAGGTATCTTCAATCCTATTGCAAGTTGGTTTGCTGGGAAGTGGAGTAATATCCAATCTGCTCTTGCTAGTATACCAGGGTGGTTTTCATCAAAATTCCGTGAGGCATATAACAATGTCAAGAATGCATTTTCGGGCATTATCGGGTTCTTTAGCGGACTTTGGGGGCAAATACGCTCAACGTTTACTCATGTTGGAACCATGGTAGGGAGTGCCATTGGCGGTGCTGTACGTAGCGTTATTAACGGGGTGCTTGGCACGGTAGAAAGCACAATCAATAGTGGTATCAGCTTACTCAATGGCGCTATTAGCGTGATTAATAAATTACCTGGTGTAAATATCGGTGGATTTAGTTACATTGGACTACCTCGACTTGCTCAAGGTGGCTTTGTTAAGGCTAACACACCACAAATTGCCATGATTGGTGACAACAAGCATTACGGTGAGATCGTTGCTCCGGAAAATAAAATGCTTGAAATGGCACGTCGTGCAGCAGAATTGTCAAATAATGGCGGTGGACCAGAAGTTCTAGCCTTACTGACACAGTTGTTGCAAGCGGTTCGTGCTCTTGATTTGACAATTGATGGTGATAAAATCACCAAGAAAATTGTAGATAAAATCAATGAAATTGCAATTAAAACAGGGGAATCCCCCCTCATGATTTAGGAGGTATGCATGAGTGAAATATCAGTAGGTGGAGTAGCTCTTGCTTCTCCAGTTGAAATCAGTATCAATAATGAGATTATCTGGTCATCTTCTACCGGTCGTAGTGCTAGTGGATTGATGACGGGTGACGTCATTGCAGAAAAACGTACATTCTCCATCAAATGGGGGATTATCACAGAAGCAGAAAGAAATCTTATCAAGTCTAAATTGGTAGCCGGATTTTTTACTGCAAACATTTTAGGACAATCTATCACTGGTTACCGTGGAACTATCACAGAGACAGTAATGGGACGTCTGAGTGACGGTGTGACCTATTACAACGGCTTATCTGTATCTATTATCGAGCAGTAGGAGGGATTATGCTAGAAGTAACATCAGATTATATCAAAGCAATAGAGAACCATCTGCGTGTGTTTGAGGCTAACTTTGACTTAAACGGTAAGAGATACACAAAAACCAAAATTGCATCAGCTACTTACGATAGTTCCATCGGTAATAGTAATGATTTTACAATTGGTGGTGGATACATCAACAGCCTAGAAATTGAAATTAAAGAGATTATTGAAGGTCTGCAAGAAATGATGCCTGCAACAATGTCGGTAATGATTGCGGGTAAAGCCGTCCCACTTGGCAAGTTTTTTGTCACTGAGGTCAAGCTAGATCGTAATGATAAAAAGACCAAAATTAAGCTACAGGACGAGTTTATTAGATTATCTGGTGCTTATGATAGTCAGCTTACTTATCCAGCCTATACAAGGGATATTTTAGCCGAAATCGTGAGATTGACAGGTATCACGACAGATACTAATATCCAATTAGTAAATGATCGAGTTGCGAAGAAACTAGAAAAAACAAGTTATCGTGAGGCGTTGGTTTACTTGGCACAATTATCAGGAAGATTCGTCAGATTTAATCGTAATGGGAAGCTTGATTTTATCAAATTAAAGACGACATCGAGACATATTACTAAAGATATGTACAAACCTGGTGGATTAGAACGCGATGAGATACCTTACAGGTTGAAAGGTATTGAGTGTGAGTCTGCTGATAAGGTTGTGTATAAATCGGGATTGTCCACAGGTAATATCATGAAGTTAAAAAATCCATGGGTTACACAAGAAATTCTGGATCGTGTCTTCAATGAATACCGAGACTTTAACTTTTATCCATATACATTGTCCTGGCGTGGTGATATGGCTATAGAAGCTGGTGATTGGGTTACAGTACACTGGGATGAAAATATCTATTTTGACATTCCAATGTTGTCCTACAAACTTTCGTTTGATGGTGGTTTATCTGCCCATAGTAGTGGAAATGCTGCTGGAGTTGCACAAGGTACTTATAAATATAAAGGAGCCATGCAACGTCAAATAGAGTATTTAGACGAACTTATCACTAAACAAGGTAGTATGTATCTTGATACATCAAGCCCTACTAACCCCAAAAATGGAGATATATGGTTTAAACCCAATGGTGGTTATGTTGAAATGTGGGAGCGTGTAGAAGGTTCATGGGTCAAAAAGGCAGACAGCGCTAATGTCGGAGAAATTGTCGATACGATAACCACGGATGAATTGCTAGCAAAAAAAGTCTCCGCAGCAATTGGTAATTACATTACATTAAATGCCAAAAATATAACTGCTGGAGATCTGGATTTAGCACGTTTGCGAATCATGAATGGTTTGCAAGAGATTGTTTCCGTACGTGACGGCAAAGTTGTGATGAACATTGATAAGCTCACAATAAATTCTAAAGACGTAGCAACGAAAGAAGATCTAAAAAAAATTGAACTGACTCCTGGACCTCAGGGGGAACGTGGGCAACAGGGGGTGCCTGGTATCCAAGGTTTGCGAGGCCCTAAAGGCGACCCTGGACCACAGGGAGCAATAGGTCCTAAAGGAGATCGAGGGGAGAAAGGGGAGCGTGGCTTACAAGGGCTCCAAGGTTTGCAAGGTGTCAAGGGCGACCAAGGTATCCCAGGACCTAAAGGAGCTGACGGTCGAACACAGTATACTCACGTTGCCTACGCCGATACTATCTCAGGTAGTGGATTTAGCCAGACAAACGCCGACAAGGCATATATTGGGGTGTACTTTGATTTCAACTCAACCGACAGCGTCAACCCTGCTGACTATCGCTGGACGAGATGGAAAGGTCGTGATGGCGCTGATGGGCTACCAGGTAAAGCTGGAGCAGATGGAAGAACGCCTTATGTTCACTTTGCGTATTCTGACAATGCGGATGGTTCTGGTTTGACAACGATAGATAACGGACAGCGTTATTTTGGTCATTATTCAGATTATGAGAAACCTGATAGCTCAGATAAAACTAAGTATAAGTGGGGTGACCGTTGGGCTAGAG